TCGCACAGTGGATCCTAGGCGCTTTTTGGTCACGCATAAATCGTGAGCAAGAATAAACATGGGTCAACTTGTGAGTTTCTTTCAGGAAATTCCTAACATCATACAGGAAGCAATCAACATTGCTCTAATAGCTGTCAGCCTCATTGCTATCCTAAAAGGGTTGGTCAATCTGTGGAAAAGTGGTTTGTTTCAACTCCTGGTCTTCCTTATTCTAGCTGGAAGGTCCTGCTCATTCAAAATTGGAAGATCCACAGAACTCCAAAACATCACAATAAACATGTTAAAGGTCTTTGAGGACCATCCTATTTCTTGCACAGTGAACAAAACTCTTTATTACATCCGTGAAAGTGAGAATGCAACATGGTGTGTAGAGATTGCTGCACTGGACATGTCTGTCTTGCTCTCGCCACATGATCCACGTGTAATGGGCAACCTATCAAACTGTGTTCACCCAGACATTAAACATAGATCAGAACTTCTAGGTCTATTGGAGTGGATTTTGAGAGCTCTGAAATATGATTTTCTAAATTATCCACCCCTCTTGTGTGAAAAAGTGACATCATCTGTCAATGAAACACGCATTCAGATAAATGTGAGCGATAGTGCAGGTTCTCATGATTTCAAAGAAACCATGCTCCAAAGGCTGGCCATACTATTTGGCACAAAATTGATGTTTGATAAAACACCTAAGCAGTTCATAGTTATCAGAAATCAGACTTGGGTGAATCAGTGCAAGTCCAATCATGTCAACACGTTGCATTTGATGATGGCTAATGCTGGGCATGCTGTTAAATTAAGAAGATTGCAAGGGGTGTTCACTTGGACGATCACAGATGCTGCTGGCAACGACATGCCTGGAGGTTATTGTTTGGAAAGGTGGATGTTAGTCACATCTGACCTGAAATGTTTTGGCAACACTGCTCTTGCAAAGTGTAACTTAAATCATGACTCTGAGTTCTGTGACATGTTGAAACTGTTTGAATTTAACAAAAAAGCAATTGAGTCATTGAATGACAACACAAAGAACAAAGTCAATCTATTAACACATTCCATTAATGCTTTAATTTCTGACAATCTTTTGATGAAGAATAGATTAAAAGAGTTATTGGACACTCCCTACTGCAACTACACAAAATTCTGGTATGTCAACCACACCATCACAGGAGAGCATTCACTTCCACGCTGTTGGATGGTTAAAAACAACAGCTACCTCAATGAAAGTGAATTTAGAAATGATTGGATTCTTGAGAGTGACCACTTGTTGTCCGAAATGTTGAACAAAGAGTATTTTGACAGACAAGGGAAAACCCCAATAACACTTGTTGACATCTGCTTTTGGAGCACACTGTTCTTCACAACAACATTGTTTCTCCATCTAGTAGGCTTCCCAACTCACAGACACATTCAGGGAGAACCTTGCCCACTGCCTCACAAGCTCAACAGCAATGGTGGATGCAGGTGTGGCAGATATCCAGAACTCAAGAAACCAACAACCTGGCACAGGAAACACTGAACTTGAGTGGCTCCCAACCCACCGTCCCGGGCATAGCCCGGGACGGTGCGGCCTCCCAGTCCGCGGCAAATGCCGCGGACTGGGAGGGCATGGGCCTATATGGCGAATGCCGGCTTCATTGTAAACAGCAGCACTTCTGGTAGAAGACTCTGCAGTTTGATCTGTGGTGGCTGCCCATCTATCACCGACTGGAACATCAGACAGTCAAGCAGGGCGCAATGTGGTTCTGTTGATTGTGAGGGGTCTTTGTCTTTTTTCTTTTTTGGCACCACAACCCCATTGTGCTTCTTACAGAGGTGGCCGAAATCAGACCAGACCTGCTCCTCATAGTTTCTGGCTTGATCAGAACTTAGTTTCACATCCACGACCTTGAGATCTTTGCGACCATGTGTGTCTAAAAGTCTTTTGATGTCATCAGAGCCTTGGGCGGTTAGGACCATGTCTTGTGGTAACAACCCTATGATGTAGCTAAGGAGTCCAGGTTGGGCCGATTCCAAGTCCTTTAGTAGCATTCCATGTGAATGTCTACTTCCATTCTTGAATCCTTTCTCATCATGAGGTTTTCTGTAACAGAGTATGTAATTACCTGATTCCGGTTGATATAATGCTAGCTCAACAGGGTCATTGCTGGTTCCTTCAATGTCAATCCATGTTGTGTGGGAAGGATTAATTTTGCTCATCGCCTCTCTAACAACTGACTCTTGGATCTCTGTCAGATGAGAGAGTCTCACATTTAACCCCACTTTCTCAGGTGCTTTCGGTCCTTGTGTTGGCTTCAAGCTAAGATCAACAGTTGTATTTTCCCAAGACCTACCTTTCACTTGAGACCTGGAGCCTATATAAGGCCAACCTTCACCTGATAGGCACAATTTATATAATAGGTTTTCATAGGGGTTCCTGTTTCCTGGTCTCTCATCGATAAACATATTTTCTCTTTTCTTTACACCCAAAACTGTCTTGATAATGGTTGAGAAATTGTCTGGAGTCACCTTTATTGTTTCTAACATGTTTCCCCCATCCAGAAAAGTGGCCCCGGCCTTAACAGCTGCTGAAAGGCTGAAATTGTATCCTGATATATTGATTGCACTTTCATCCTTAGTGATGATCTGAAGGCAATCATGTTCGGCAGCCAACTTTTCCAGATCAGCTAGGTTTGGGAACTTCACAGTGTAAAGGAGACCTAATGATGTTAATGCTTGGACAACATTTCCCATTGTATCGCCCCCCTGAACGGTCATGCAGGCTATTGTCAGTGCAGGAACTGAGCCGAACTGGTTGTTCAGTCTGGTGGGATCAGCCACGTCCCAAATTCTAACAACACCTGTGGATCTCACCTGTGGTTGTTGAAATCCTAGTCTCCTCAAAAGATCAGTTCTTTTGGATAACTGTGATTGGCTAAGATTCCCAAGGTAGACCCCACCTACAGGAGATCTCTCTGTCTGTCCAACTTTCTTTTTCAACTTTTCTAGATCAGATGCAAGATCCATGAGCTCAGATTTGTTGAGATCACCAAGCTTCAGGATGGTGTTCTTCTGAGCACTTTTCATGGCCATCAGGTTGTCCACTTCTCTATTGAGGTCTCTTAGCTTGTCCAAATCTCCATCGGTTCTTTTTGTTTTTCTAAGAACTCTCTGAACAAGTGCAACTTGGCTAAAATCGAGACCATCTGCAATCATTTTAGCATCTTTTAGCACGTCTGACTTCACAGGAATTGTGAAACTGCTCAATTCTCGTCTTAAAGACTGAGTCCAGCGGAAACTTGGAATCTCTTTTGAGTTGCTCATGATGGAAAGGCTTTCTGATAAGAAATTGCTTACCAAAAATGCCTAGGATCCACTGTGCGA